TATTCCATCGCTGGTCGTTCTTTCAGCCGAGCCAATTTGGGCGAAGTTACCAACACGATTGCAGAGCTAAACCTAGCCATCCGAGTAGCCACACGGACGCAAGTGTATCATACCTATGCGGCATTCGGGCCAGTTAGGACTATGGGCGGAGCGTGAAGAAGGTTGAACTGAATTTGATTGATAAGGCGGTTGCCTTTTTCAATCCTAATGCGGCGGTTGAGCGTTTGGCGAGTAGGGCAAAGCTAACCAAGTTTGAATATGACGCTACGATGTATAATCGTCAGCGGAGAGTTCCAGGCCAGTTGCAGGGCGCAGAGGGTTTTCGATCCAATTATGATCGTGTAGAAATGATGAAGAGGGCAAGGGACTTGGATCAAAACTTTGGCCTTGTTCGCTCTCTGCTCCTCAAGTTTGCCACTCATGTAGCCGCCAATATCACCTACCAAGCCAGAACTACAGACCAGAATGTTAATAGCGATGTTGAGGCATATTGGAATAGCTGGTGGGACAAGTGCGATCTTTCGGGACGGCATACAGGTTCGATCCTTATGCAGATCGCCACGATGTCGATGCTTCGAGACGGAGACTTTTTCTTTATTCTGGTTCGCGACCAAGACGGCAATCTTCGCTTGCAAGGCGTAGAGGCAGATCGAATCGGCGATCCGTTCCGCACCTATACCAGCCTTAATCTTATCGGTGGAATCCATATCAATCAAGAAACAGGCGCACCAGACGGCTACGATGTTTATCTTAGGACGTTTGGCAACGCCTATATGTTTCAAGCCACGATTGCATCCAACCAAGTTTTCCATCTATATGACCCGCTTCGAATTGACCAATATCGAGGCGTAACGGCTTTCTGCACAGCAATTAACGATGCCACGGACATCTATGAGATTGTGCAGATGGAAAAGATGGCCGCTAAGATTGCAAGCTCGCAAGGTGGAATCATTAAGCGTAACAACAACAACGCCACCGATCTTGCCAATCTGACCAATGATTTAGACGCAAACAATCAGACCATTAAGATTGAAAGCATCGAGCCGGGACGGATTACCTACTTGGAGCCGGGCGAGGAAATGCAGTTCCCCGATTCGCCTAATCGCCCCGGCAACGGCTTCCAAGAGTTCCACAAGATTCTACTTAGGAATATCTGCATGGGTGTTGGCATTCCCTATTCGTTTGCCGTTGATCCTTCGGCCATGTCGGGGCCAACTGCTCGCCTTGAAATGCAACAAGCATCCCGCACCTTCAAGCGTCACCAGAAATTGCTTGAAGATAAAGTTCTTCGGCCTGTTAAGAATATCGTCATCGCCGATGGAATCGCTCGTGGACTAATTAAAAACAACCTTGGAACCAAAACAACCAAGGGCGTATTTAATTTTGGCGCAAGCGTATCGATCGATCTTGGCCGAGAGTCGCAGTCAGCAATCGCAGAGTTTAAGACAGGATTGCGGACGGCGGCGGATATTTATAGTGAGCGCGGACTAGACTTTGAATCATCTATTCAGCAGAGAGCAAGAGAAACCAAGATGATTACTGATCTTGCCGAAAAATACAACATTCCTGCTCCTGCAATTTCAGACATTTTGGCAACGGCCTTTGGTCAACCAGCTATGCCTCAACCACAATCCTCTTCGACAGACAACCAGCCACCACAAGACGGAGAGGACAATAGTGGGAGCGAAGACATTGTTCCTGTAATCAAACCCCAAGATACAGAAACAGGAAAATACGAATCTGGTGGCGATGGGGATATTGATGTTGGCGAGGTGCGTGAACCAACCGAAAAAGGCGCAGTTGAAAATCTTCCAACTGGTAGCACTAAAGAGGGGAAGTTAACGCCTAAAGTTCCCAGTATTTTAAGTTCCTTAGACAAGCAAAGCGTTGAGCTTTTGGTTAAGGGAATGCTTAATGCTTGTGAACTTGGAAAGTATTCAGACATTGATTTTACCCCGCCACAAGGCGTAAAGGAAGCGGCTAAAAGGGGGCTAGAAGTAAGGGCAACCAAGCCAGCCAGTCAGCGTGGAGGAACACCAGTTGGAATCGCAAGGGCTAGGGATTTGTCTGGGGGCAAGGAAATTTCTCCCGACACGGCAAGGCGCATGAAGGCTTTCTTTGATAGGCATGAAGTGGACAAGGAAGGATCGACTTGGAGCGAGAAAGGCAAGGGGTGGCAAGCATGGCAACTCTGGGGCGGTGATGCTGGATATGCTTGGGCAAAGAAGCTGGTTAAGCAAATGAACAGCCGAGACGAACAGCTTGAAGAACCCGCCGCTTGCCCAATCGCAACGCAAGATATCAAGACCAATTTAGAAAACAGGCAGAATGCCGTGGACGACGCAAACTATGGTCCAGCCAATCCCAACGAGCCAAACGAGGATTATTGGAAAGCCAAGGCAGGTGAATTTCAAGGCGATGTAGCCACGGCCAAGAAGATGCTTTGCGGTAATTGTGCCGCCTTTAATCAAACCAAGAAGCTACTAGGTTGCATAAGCAAGGGAATTGGAGAGGATGCTGGTGAAGTAGAGGTGGGCGGGAATCTTGGGTATTGCGAGATTTTTGATTTCAAGTGCGCGGCCAAACGGACTTGTGATGCTTGGATTGTTGGTGGCCCGATTACTGACAAGAAGATTGACAAGAAAGTATAACCTTATGGAAAACGCCAACGGCGAGACAATCCTGACCAATCTACTGACTTATCAGAATCAGCTACGCATATTTCATTGGCAGACAAAAAGTTATAGCCAACACAAGAGCTTTGGGAAAGCGTATGAGATGCTCGATGAAAAGATCGACAATTTCCTAGAAACTTTCTTCGGCAAGTATGGGCGCATCGTTTCAGCTTCTGTTTTTGGCATTGAGCTAGACAACTTTTCGCCAGATTCCTTTGGGGAATACAATGATGAGTTTATCGCTTTCTTGTCGGACGAGCTTCCCGGCTATTTGGCAGAAGGGGACACCGATCTTTTGAATATTCGAGATGACATTCTTGGCGCAGTTAATCGCCTCAAGTATCTCCTAACCCTAGCCTAATATGCCCCTACCTAGCCCAGAAAAGAAAGACAAGATCAAGGATTTCGTTGGTCGCTTTATGGGCAACGAAACAGCCATCAAGGATTTTAAGGATGTTAAACAGAGGGCGGCGGTTGCCTATCAGACCTATCGGGACTGGAAAAAGAAGCAGAGGCGCAACAAGTCGCTAGAGGATGCGAGCCTTATCCCCGCCGTCTATATATTGAGCCAAGGCGAAGCCAAGGGGCATGATCTTTGGATCGACAAGACCAGCATCGAACAGGCTTTTGAATTGATGAAAAAAGCTCCCAACGGAGTGAAGGTTAAGATGAACCACGGCTCCGGGCTGGATGCAGTTGTGGGCTTTGCTCGCAACCCCCGCATCGAGGGGGACAAACTCAAAGCCGATCTTCACCTACTCAAAAGCTCCCCCCACTATGGACTTATCAAAGAGATGGCAGACGAAGCTCCAGATCAGTTTGGCGTTTCCTTGGCCTTTATGAACGAATCGGAAACGATTGGAGGCAAGGACTACATTCGCCCTCAGAGCATCGCTTCCGCTGATTTGGTTAGCGCCCCTGCATCCAACGAGAGATTTAGAGATTTCGCAACCACAGAAAGCGAAATGCTTGTCTTTGCGGTTGGCACAAAATTAAGGTGCTGGGAAGGCTACAAGCCAGCCAAGGGCGTTGAGGCTTATGCCCCCGGCTCTTGCGTAAAGGCCGAGGCTAAAGAAAATTTGGGCTACAATGCGGGAGGCCAGAGCGTCCCCGCTGATATTAAACAAGCAGTTGTTGAGTCCGACCCAAAACTTGACAATAAAGGAAAATCTAACATGGACGAATATAAAACGCAAATGGAAGGCTTGATGAAGCGTCTTGAAGCTCTTGAAGCCATCGTAACCCCGAAAACTGAAAACAAAGATGTCGTTGTCGAAGGTGCAAAGGCCGAGGGTGAAACCCCTGCCGTTGAGACCAAGGAAGACACCAACATGAGCGAGCTTGTGAAAAAAGCCCTCGTTGAATTTGGCATCAAGCCCATCCCCGCCAGCCCCGCTGTAGAGGAAAAGGTCGAAGCCAAAGTCAAACCCAAAACTTTTGAAGCTCTTGTAGCGGCTCATGCCGATTACGGAACCTCAAAGCTCTCGGCTATGAAGGCCGTGATGCTCTCCAACCCCAACGAATATGCCGAGGCGTTGAGCCGGGGCATCAGCAAAATCTAACAAAGGACAATAAAAAATGAGTTCAAAAATTGACGGACATTTTCGTACCTTCGGTTTCTCCACGGCTATCTCGGCCTTTCGCTTGGTAATCCCCTCCACCACCACAGCGGGCTTCGCTGATGTGGCAACTACTGGAACGGTTCGTGCTATCGGCGTAGTGCAACAAGACGTTGCCGCTGGTGACGCAGGGACAGTTAAGTTGTTTCACCCCACGTTTTTTGCAACCGTCTCGGGCGTTGCGGCAGTGGGTGATGTGGTTAAATTCGACAACGGCGGTCAAGTGACCACGCTGGCGGCGAATATCGGGACTGCCGGAATCGCTCTTGAAGCGGCCACGGCAACTTCAGCGGTTATCGAAGTCGCTGTTCCGTTGTACTAAACAATCGTAACAACAACCAAGAAAGAATAAAATAATATGTCATTTGTAAATGGCGGAACAACGATTCGGGCAGACATCAACCAAGCGTTGATCGAAGGCCCAAGTGATGTCGGATTGATCGGTGCGGAACTCCTTCCCCTGCTCAACGTCCCGGCTAAAAGCGGAATTTATCTCAAAGCGACTCTCGCTGGTGCTGATCTGCGTAATGCGGACGCTCTCAAGCGTGATATCGCTTCCGAATATGCGGCGATCACTCGTTCGTACAATTCGGCAACCTATACAACGCAAGAGACAGGACTTATTGAGTACCTCGATGATAGCTTCCGCTCGGACATGAGCAGGTTTTTCTCGATCGAGGCTTCCTCGGCGAAGTTCTTGCTCCGTCAGTTGAAGCTCTCCCACGAGAAGCGGGTTTCCGATCTTCTCTGGGCGAGCACGACTCCGTTCACGACTGCCGA